CCACCTCTCCTGAGGCCATGAAAGAAAACCCGGAACGCCTGTTCTTAAGGTAACACATCCCATAGGATCGTGAATCTGCCTTACAAGCTTCCCAGAAAATAAAGAATAATCTATTTGACTCCCGGAAGTCTGGTGCCCCGACGTCAATCTTAGACCACTGCAAGTACATGTAATGAGTGCCAGTAAGATAAGTAGGAACGTCTTTGTTATAAAACCAAAAACCTTCCTCCCTACGGGTGAACTCTTTATCAATGTAATCATACCATTTTTCTTTAAAATCGTCTGGATATTCTTTCCAATCGAATACTGTTTTTATTCTTGCTAATACTTTTGGTAAATTTGTTTTTTGCCAAGTATTGTTTTCAAATTTTTGTACATCTTTTACTTTAGGTAAAGCTATTTTTAGATTTTGAATATCATATATATCACCTATAGTACCGTCTTTGCTTATAACAACTACGTCATGTTCTTTATTATAACCATATTCCCATTTATTATAACGATTCATACGTTTTATAATCTTTGGTTTTATATGATTATCTAATATTTTATATAGAGCTTGCTGGTACATTACTTAGATCTTCTTTCTGCAAAACCACCAAAAGTTTTTTCTTTTTTAGGTTCTTCTTTAGGTTTATCTTCAAGCATATTTTGTTCTTCTTCTATTCTACTTAGTATTTCAAAAGCATCAAATATAGCTAGTTTTTTTGTAGCAGCTGCGTTCTTTAATCTGTCCGCGGAAATGTCTGGTCCAAAATCTATAATAGGTTCTTTAGCAACTTTAATTAATTCTTTAACTGCTACTCGCCCAGCTTGGATTATATTCTTCTTCGTTTCCTTTGTACTCATATTTTATAACAATATCATTTGATTTCATACAATAAATTCGCTTACCGTCTACGATAAACTCCCATTCACGACCTGGTTTATAACCTATTAAGTCTCCTGGGTTAATATTAAGTGCTTCTAGATCATTATTACCTATTTTAAGTATACCAACGCACTTTTTCTCAATATCTGTTAATAGAGAGTCAGTTTCTTTTATTGGCATTACAAAACACCTATTCATAAAAGGAACCCAATTGTTTTCTTTTTTATGTAAATATATTTGATTTGGCTTACAGAAATACAAATCTTCTTTAAAATATTGACTACTATTTCTTTCTTTACCTTTTATATCATACCATCTTCTAAATATATTGTGATGTATTATTATTTCATCACCAACTTTTATACTAGTGTTATAAGCTAAAGGTACTGATTTAACAACGGCGTGTCTGCTTACATTCTTGTGGTCTTCAACACTTGCGTTGACAATCAGCTCTTTACCATCTATATTTATTTTATTATTATATCTACCATTTTTAGGTGTTATAATAAAATCATATATACTATTCATTAATATTCTAAATCATACTCAACAGATATAGCCATGTTAGAATTAAATTTCTTCCAAGGCATAACCTCGTCTTGTTTTTTTATATAAATATTATAAGAATTATCTACGTTATTAAAATCGATGCTATGTATTACATGTCCACCATAAACTGATTGACCTGTAGAATAATGCATAGCTTCGTTTTTATAGTCCGCGCCTATACTTATCTTTCTTATAACTGAGTCCATTTTTATTTTTCCTCAGCCTTCTCTTCTTCTTTTACTTCTTCGTAAGAACCATCAGTTAGATTAATATTAACTTGACCATACTTTTCTTCTAGTTCTTTTTTAGTCACATCTAACTCTTTTAAAAACTCAGAGTAAGCTTGCATGATTTCAGTTTTCTTAACCTCTAATGAACCTAAGTCTAAAACACACTGTTGTATCTTACCAGTTTGTTCTTTAACTTTAGTTAACTCTTGTTCTTCAATTTTTTTTACTTTTTCTGCCATTTGATTTAATTTTAATTGTTATTACTTATAATTATTATTACTTATTAATATTCACTTTTACTTTTTAAATATACTACTCGCCTTTTCAGTCGTTCGACCTCCGAAATAGGCTAATACAACACTCATCATAACCTTCTCAAAAGTATCGTTCCATAATTCGTTTATATGAAAAGGTAATGTTTCTATGCTATCTAGTATACCCGCAAAAGAAAATACAACAATACACCATACTAAGACTAACGGACGTACGTTTTTAGACATCCAAGAGTCTGACATAGAGTCTGCTTGCCATCTTGATGTTATAGCTTCAATCTCTTTTGTTTGTTGTTCGTAGATTATTTGTTGTAATTTTACTTTATCTTCTGCTGGAGCATCAGCTTTTGTTATAGCCTCTATTGCTTCTTTTGGCGATGTTACACCTTGTAATACGCTTCCTAATGTAGGATTTATTACAGATGCCGCGCCAAACAATAGTTGTCCAACGGTTGTATCTTTAAATTTCTTTTTACTCATAATGCTTCGTAAGGATCTGTTTTACTATAAGCTTCTTTTTCCCATGGTAAATTTGGATTACCTTCTTTCATTTTTGATCTAGGATAGGTTTTACCTTTCCAATAAACATTTTTATCATCATAACTAAGATCACCTCTTTTTATTTGATCTATATGTACTTCTTCGTGTTCTATTACACTTTGCTTAGCTTCATCTGTCTGCTCAGGACTTATTAATATAGTTCCGTTTTTATTACCTTTACCTAAGCATCCCTCTTCTAGTTCTCTTTCGTATACTGGAGAACCGTTGATATTAAACGGAGGTTTCATTTTAAATGCCATGTTATGATTCTTTTTCTTTATTGCTGCTTTGAAGCTTTGAATAATTTTTAATCCCTTTAGCGCTCGTGGTATTTTCAGCTAATTTTTTACCAATAAATTGACTTGCTTTGCTACCCCCAAAAAATGTAGATACATTAGAAGACACTGCTTTGTTTAATTTAGTATCTCTACCTTTTCTTAAAGCAAAATTACCTACTCCTCTAGCCATATTTGTAAAGTCGCTGTGTTTTTGAAATATAGGCTGGCGGTATTTATTTGTTTTACTCACAAGTTTTGTTTTACCAGCGCTACTCATCATTTTATTAAATTTTCCAACTTTACCTATATCCGTACTTGGAAGCATAAAAAATGTTGAAGCTAATCCTGCTTTACCAAACTTTTTAGCTTGTTCATAATCACCTCGAGCAAAAGCACCAATACTTCTAGCACCAGATATTGTAGCGTTAAGTCCATCTGCTACTAAACCAGTAGGATCAATCATAGATGCAAAATCTAACCCTGTTTGAACTTCGTTTATACCTGGTTTAAACTTTTTACCGTCTTTATCTTCAACTACTTTACCATCAAAAGTTACCTTATCACCCTCACGAAGCGTCATTGGGTTACCCCTCCTATCATATCCTTTTTTAGGTTGAGTGTTGTATGAAGAGTTTTCCCATTCCTTGCCGCCTTTTATCATATCTAGACTCTTTGCGGTTTCACCTTTTGTAACCGCCGCTTCCATTTCATCTCTAGTTAAACCAAAAGTGTTTTCACCAGCTATGTTATATCCATTATCATAACTATAATCAGCAAGTTGTTCTTTGCTATATTCATTGTTATTATCTATAATGTTAGTGGCAACACCTTTCTCTTCTTGTTGCTTTCTTTCTTGCTCATAATCCCAACCCACACATTCACCTGCTTCATTTTTAGAATCAGGACTACAGTGATATTTTGTATGATTATTTAAAGGAGATATTCTACTTATACCAAACTGTTGTAGGTAGGACATTAGTACTCCTTTTGATACCTTGTGATTCCAGCTTTATCATCTTTAGAACCTTTTGAAAATTGTTTAAAATCATCTTTTTGTACACCTGGTTTACCGTTGTACATAGGATCCATTCTTGATATACCTTCTTTCTTTTCGTCATATTTAACGTCTCCTGCTAATTTAGATATATGCTTTTCATCAGCTGTTTGATTAATATCTTTATATTTACCTCCATCTCTTTGATCATCTTTTACATCTCTTTTAAGATAATCCATGTGAGCTTTATCGTCTCTAATTGCTGCAGCCACATTTTCTTTTG